GCGGTGTGGAAAGTTTTAACCGAAGCGACTCCCGGTGAGATATATAATATCGGTGGTTGTAACGAGAAGGCCAATCTTGAGGTTGTTGAGTTGATACTGGATCGGCTCGATAAGCCGAAATCGCTTATCAGGCATGTAACCGACAGGCCCGGGCACGATAGAAGGTATGCTATGAACGCCGGTAAGATAATGGAAGAGTTGGGCTGGCGGCCTTTAGTTAGTTTCGAAGAAGGGATCAACAAGACGATAGCGTGGTATCTGGGAAATCGAGATTGGTTGGCGGATGTCGTCCGTGGAGGGTGAAGAAGTTGCAGGGTAATGAAAACGAGTTTAATTTTGACACGTTATATAAGTGGAGTTTGATTTGTGCTGATTATTTTTGCTTCGGGGTGTAGTGATAGGCAAGGATGGTTGGCTTACTTGTTCGAGGCTTTGTCGGTTTTGTGGTTGTTCGGTGGAGTCTTGAGCAGGTTTTAAATGAAAGGATTATAAGTTATGGATAATGAAATAATAGGAGCTTTGGATAGGTACGTTAAGGAACGGATTCCGACAGGTGGATTTTTAATGGCCGTGTTGGAAAATGATCTGTTTAAGGCGTTCAATAAAGCGGACACGGACAACACACGTAACATGTTGATTATCGTTAAGTACATCTACAATAATGTACCTAGTGGGTGTTATGGTTCGCCTGAAGAAGTGAAGAAGTGGTTGGACGGAAAACCGCCAGTTGTAAAGCTCGGTCCGGGTGGTGATTTCACAAAAGATTTATTAACTAAAGAGGATTTGACATTATGAGTAAGAAAAAATTCTACTTGGCAACAAAAATACACTGCAAACCTAAAGTAAATTTACCTATGTTTCCAGAAGTGGGTTTACCTGATGGGTGCGAGGGTATTATGTTTGTGTTTAAAACTAAAAAAGCTGGACGCGAATTTTCAGGTAAAAACACAAAATTCGATGAAATAAATATCGTCAAGGGAAATTTAAAGGAAAAAGTAAAATAACAGCGGTATAAGGCCGTAGAAGTACCCTTGGACTGAAACGTGAATTAACTACTCACAGTAAGTCATGGAGTGTAGAACTTCCGATTCAAGTATCACACAACCAAGTAACGGTAGTTCGTAAAAAGTTGTGTGGGAAAGATGGCAAAACTTAAAGGGTGTAAAGCGTCGTCCGTGGAGGGCGAAGTAGCTGACGTTGGACACATAATTCAACCTGTTGTTTAATATTAAAAAAGAAGACCTGTCACGTGGTTAACGGAAACCGCATAGTCAGATACGATTACCGTTAAGCGAAAAATCCGTCCTGTAGTGGATTACTACTCTACAGCGAAGTAACTTAATGATCTGGCTGTGGCGGGCATTTTAAAAAGGTGAAATTATGATTAGATCGAAAGAAACTGGTAGAAGATGGAGGATAATTGGGGTGACAGAACAAGGTGTGTCTGTGATGTGTGTGCCGTTTGATACTCCACATGGTCATACAAGTTTTCTGATTTCGGGGTTAGAAGCGGATGGTGGTGAAAAGGAAATAACGGACACCATCAAGGCAACGAATGAAGAAAGATACAGAGATTTGGTTAATAAAAAATCAGAACTCACAGCGTCATTAAGCACCGTAACCAGAATGATCGGCGAACTAGCTGTAATATTGAAAGTTGAATAAAATGGGAAAGATTGAATTATTATCAGATAAATATGTAAGAGCAGAAGCGAAAAAAGGTATTTATGAAGCGGCCCTATGTAGTATTAGGGTATGGGAGTTGAAACGAAAACTCACACCAAAACAATGTTTAGAATATGATAGTATGGGATGTGCACTATGTATATATAACGAGGATGGTTGTTCAGAATGTCTTGCTTGGGAGGAAGACTGTATTGGTGATGATGATGATGGTTGTTGTAAAGAATACCACATGGCTCACTGTTTGATGAGTCAAGAAATGCGGGGTGTGGGTTTACCTAAGTGGAGTGATGAAACGTTGATGGCCATTGATGCCTTGATTAACAGAATAAAAAAGTTTGCTGAAAAGCATAAAGGAAAGTAAAGATGTTAGGTAACTTACCTCTGGCCTGCCGTGGGTAGTATTATTAGAAAGGGTAATAAAATAACTTTATTTCCTCCTAGTTAGGTCGTTTAAAACTCACAAACTTTTTACGATCTAACCTCCTCCAGAACCACAGGACTAATCCACCTGTGGTTTTGTTTTATGTATTTTGTTTGTTTTCAATTTGTCGATTTCATTAAAAGTGAAGACTGTATGCCCCTTACGGTATCATGAAAGGGGGTAAGAGACAAAACAAACTAAAAATGACGATTTGTTCAGTAAAGGAGAATAACGTAAAGAAACATTATAAAGTTGAAGAATTGGAAGAGCAAATTGCACCGTAGATAAAGGCGTTAACAGTGGTGAAAAAAACTAAAAAGGTCGTTAAGGCCGTCAAAGCTAAGAAAAAGACTAAAACTAAAAAGAGTCCGGCAAAGAAAAAGACGTTACCACTAGCACAACCGGAGGGACCGAAACTACCAAGTATACCGGGCATGCCGAACTTAACTGAAATTTTACTTGTTTTTCCTGACGCATTAAAGCTAACTAAACTAACGTCAAAAGAAATAATTAAAATCTTACAAAGTAAAAAGACATCGATTGGTCAAAAATTAGAAGTGATAAATAAAGTAATAAAAGTGCAAGAATACCATTTAAAATTAGCAACTACGATGTTTCGTTTGGACGAGGCTGGTATAACAGATGGGGAAACAATAAGGCGAATTAGTTTACCACTACAGGGACCGGGACTTAAATGAGTCAAATATTGATAAATGAAGCTGGCATCGTTATACCAAATCCGGGTGGACAAGCGGGTTTTGCTAATGATTGGACACATACAATCGTTGGTCTTGAGGGTGGTTGGATGTCGGGCAAGACGTTTATTGGTAGTAGAAAACTCGTTACACTTCACATACACAATGCGTTTGACTTAGAGACAGGACAACCCACTTACATCCCATCTGCGGCAGTATCACCAACATACTCAAATGCGATGGATTTCCAAGTACCGGCGTTAACTGATGCGTTCAAGGAAGCCGGGTTAAGTTATAAGTGGAAGTCAACCGGTTCAGTCTCACAGGGTAAATTTTCCGGTCCTGCTCTTATCCTACCTGATCTTGGTACAAATAAAAATCCAAGTGTGATCCTAATCCGTACGGCTGAAAGACCTGAAACGATAACAGGTTGGCAGGTTGGTGCTGGATGGGGTGATGAACCTGCACGTTGGAAAGAAGACATGTTTGACCCTAAGAATGATGCTTATACTCAATTTATTGGTAGAGTACGACATCCGGATGCCAATTTCGTACAAAAGATGTTTACTTACACTAATGAGGGTGATGCAACTAAAATTTATAAGGAAATGCATTCGGATAATGCGTCATTGTACAGAGCACCTACTAATGAAAATCCACGTGCGGCAGTGTTCTATGATGAAATGAAAAAGAATCTAACTGCAGATTTAGCTGAACAGTACCTTGAGGGTGGTGCAGCTTCGTTACGTGGTGGTAGGGTTTATCCGTCATTTGCTAAGAAACATCACGTGTCCAACAGACTGAAACTAAATAAGAATTTACCATTGCACCTGTCTATTGATTTCAACATAGCACCGGGCATGCATTTTGAAATAGGGCAATTACATAACGAGTATGAGGATAATTGGCTCTTCACTACTGTACACGAGATTTTCACACCAAGATTGAGTGTAAAAGATGCAGTGATAATGTTTGGTAGGTTGATAGAAGAACTGGGTGGATGGCAATGGCCGATGCTTTATGTGTTTGGTGACGCGTCCGGTAATGCACAATGGTCCGGCACTGGTGAAAGTAACATTGCGATCCTTGAAGATGGGCTGCTTAAGTTAGGCATACCGTACGAGTTACGGATACCAAGAAGTAATCCGATGGTAGTGGATAGAATAAATGCAGTAGAGTTGACACTCAAGGATTGTGATTCAAAGGTACACTGGAAATGTCATGGTAGATGCCAACGTTTAATTGAAGATAGAATGTACCTGAAGAGGGACTCATTTGGTGGAATCGATAAGAGCCAGAAAAAATTGAGCCATGCGTCAGATGCTGATGATTATAGAATAGAGTTTTTAAGACCAGTACGCGTAACACGTAGGGAGGACTTGGTGGGACAATTCTCGGTGGTGGCTTAAGGTAGTAACCCCCATGAGAATATTCAGAAAACCCTTGGATGCAAGGGGAGCTAAAGGAGATAGTCTCCTTGGCAAGCGAAAGGTGTGGTACAATGCAAGCTAGTGAAATGGTGGAAGTTAGCGGACAATTATCGAGGTTAGGAATTATGCAAGTTAGTCAAAATGAACAATTAGCAAGTGATGAACTGGGAAAATCAAGAAGAAGAGCTAGACAGTTAAGACTGAGTACGCGTCATATAATTAAAAGAAATGATCCTTGTGGTTGTGGTTCGGGACGTAAATCCAAGAAATGTTGCTTGAGGTAAAATAATGGAACAGTCAACTGGTAAAATACTTACGGTAGTCTTTGTTGGACTAGTGTTTTGGGCTTGTCTTGAAGTGATAATAAAAACAATTAGCTGGTTGTATAATTAAAGGAAAAAGAGTAGTGGCAGAAAAAGAAGCAAATGTAAATGCTCCTCCTTTAGGTGAAAAAACCCTACGTCAAGTGGCGGGTATTTTCTCTTCTATATGGGACGCAGTGGACGTACCAAGAGGAAGATTCAACACTTACCGTAGAATGAGAGCCAATCCAACTGTAGCCTTGGCCAGAACTGTTGCTACTGCTCCTGTTAAGATGGCGGCTTATTCTGTGGAAAAGGATGATGAAACAAGTGAAGAGATACAAATCTTCATTAAAAATCAAATTGACAGATTATGGCCACAACTAATTGAAGACTTGATGTGGTCTTTAGATTACGGATTTCAAAGTTTTGAAAAGGTGTGGGAAGTAAAACCAGTTGACAGTGTATTAAGGCTGGTGTTGGGTAGGTTGAAAGCATTAGCACCGGACCAAGTGGAGGTTCGGGCTGATAACAAGTTTGGTAACTTTGTCGGTATAACACAAGACGGTGTTGAACTAAACGTGGATAAATGCTTTCATTATGTGTACGATGGTGAACCGGGTAATTATTATGGCAGAAGCAGACATGAGAATATCAGGGAATTTGCGTGGTTTCCGTGGACCCAAGTTGCACTTAAACAGTTGAAATATATGGCGAAGATCGCTGGTGTAATACCAATGATAAAGTACCCAATAGGTAAAAGCAGAGATGCCACGGGTGCGGAAACCACAAATTTTGAAATAGCAGAAGCAATCCTTAAATCTCTTGGTTCCGGTAAAGGTGTTGCAATGCCGCAAGAATTAGCGGCGTGGGCAAGAGATATGTCAAGACAAGGAATCGATCCTGAAGCATATGCGGCATGGCATATTAGTTTCTTGGAAACAAAAGGTCAACATGGCAAGGGTTTTGTTGATTCATTGCGTCATTACGAATCGTTGATACTACGTGGATGGTTAGTGCCGGAAAGGGCTGCAACAGAGGGTCAATTTGGCACAAAAGCAGAAGCTAGTACCCATGGTAGTGTAGCATTAGTCACATCGGACGAATTGCACAAAAATATTCTACGTGCCGTCAATCAAGATATCATCAATCCATTGTTAAGGTTCAACTTTGGTGAAGATACACAAGATACGGTTTATTTGAAACAAGGTGGGCTTGATCCTGTCACCAAGGCTTACTACCGTGGGATAGTAGAAAAAGTCCTTACAGCACCGTCTAATGTGGATATATTCCAGACGTGGTTGGACGTGGACAACATGCTTGAATTAGCTGAACTACCAAAGGCACAAGAAAACGTGAATTTGGTTATAAAAGAAGATGAAGATGATGAAGATGATGACAACCCAAATCCGGGTGATGAAGATAAAGACAAAGATGAAGATAATAAACCGTTGAGCAAAAAACAAATACAAACGGTAAAGGAAATTTATGCCGCGTTTGGCTCGTAAACAATTAGAAAATCGTGCATTAACTGTTGTACGAGAAACCAAAAAACTCGAAAATATCGGAGTTGGACTCATAGCTCCTGTATCGAGAATGCTGGTAAGTAATGTAGTTCGTTCTACCAGAAGTGGTGTAATGAACATCAAACCAGCGATGGATAAATTTCAAGCGATCTTACTTGCGGCGATGGTTAGTTCTCATCTTACCGGACGTGAAAGGGTAATTAGGTGGGCAAGGGCTGAACATAAAGGATTTGCCACGGCTTATGATGATGCTACTAATTTTCTGCAGTGGAGACAGGATTTATCTGAAGAGGACATCAAAGAGTTAACAGATGCCTATGGTGATCAAGCTTTAAAGGTTACACGTGGTTTGTCAAATCAACTGGAAACTGCAGCACAAAAATCAATACAAAAAACCGTTCAAGAGGGCAAGCACATTAAAGAGGGTGTAGCGGATTTGAGGAAAGCATTTGAAACAAGTGGTGTTTCATCTACCAATCCTTTCCTGTTAGAAACTCTTGTAAGGACGCAGGTTAGTTTGGCTTATAATGCTGGACGATGGAAAGCAAGTCAATCACCGGCTATACAGGAAATACTCTGGGGTTATGGTTACTACACGGTTGGTGATGCCAGAGTTAGAGATACTCATGCCGCAATGGATAATACGGTTTTACCCAAGGATGATTTCTTCTGGACCGAAAATTGGCCGCCAAACGGTTATAATTGCCGGTGTACTACGGTTATGATCTTTGATGAAGAAGAGGAAAAACAACCTGATCAAAATATGGTAGTTGATGGTAAAAAGGTTGTACCCGGTGCAGATAAAGGGTGGAAGTTCAACCCCGGTAAACTGGTTAAAGAAACACTACCGGTTAAAGTGCCAATTCCGATTTCAAAAATACCGAAAAAGGTAGTTGCAAAAGTAGCACCTAAACCGAAAGCAGTAAAACCTGTTAAAGTAACACCTAAAAAGGTTGAACCAGTATTAACACAAGAACAATGGATAAAACGGTTACCATCCGATGAAGTGATGGAAATGAAACGGTACTCCTCCCATTTGGGTCCAGTCATTGTTAAAACTCAACGTGAATTTTTAAAAGGACTTAAATTTGCGGATGAACTAAGTGATGTGGAAAAAGGTTATTTAAGAATAGCACAATCCGTTGAAAAAACAATAGCCAGTTCACCTCCTATACAAGAAACCATGTACAGAGGAATGAAGTTTAGTTCAACTATAAAAGGGGATAAACTCAATTACGCTACATTTGATAAAAGTGTGAAACAGGGAACTTTGAAATTTAATAATTTGACTAGTTTTACAACCGATGAAATTAGGGCATTGGAGTTTACTACTCCCAAGGGTTCACCCGATTTTAATAGAGTTTTAATAAAAGTAAAGGGCGGTACTAAACATGGTGTAAAAATATCGTCCATTTCGGAATATCCGACAGAACAAGAGGTTATATTAAGTTCAAAAGTTAAGTACAGGGTTATAAATGATAAAATAGAACCAGCTACCAAATTGACAGCTAAAACACGAATTATTGATTTAGAAGAAGTGATAAAATGAGTAGAGAAAATTTTCAAAGTACGCCGGTCATAACCAGTGATCCAAAGGAAATGGATAAACAGGATGAAAATCTGAAAAAACTGTTAGAACTCAATTTGGATACAAATGATGTCAAAAAAGAAAAGAAAACTAAAAGATTGTCGTGGATTATACAAGGAAACATAACTGATGGCGAAAACTAAAAAAACTAAAAAAATACCGAGTATTGCTGGACTGTACCTTGAAAATGATGGTTTCGAAATGGCATCACAACTGGAAATGAGTGATAGCGAAACACCGGTGCAGATGTTCAAAAAGGACATCATCAATGTAGGTAAGTACACACACCCCAAGCATAAGTGGGAATTGGATGTTACACCCGAACGGATGGACGGATGGATTAAGACATTCAACAAAATGAAAGACAATGGTGTTGATGTTGAAGTAGTTGTTGATCACAGAGGTGATGCAGAAGCGGTACGAGGTTATGTAACCGACATGTATCGTAACGGAAATGCTTTGTTTGCTAACACTGAAATCCGAGGGCAAGACTCAATTGATTTGGTGCAAAAAGTGCGTAATGTCTCGATTTTAGTGGATCGTGACTACAAGGATGGAAAAGGTAATGATTATGGTGAGGCAATTTCTCACGTCAGTATTGTTCAACAACCAGTAGCACCCGGACAATCAGAGTTTGAAGTAGTACGTAAAGCAGCTAGTAAAGCTGATTCAAATAGTAGTGTAATAAACCTATTCCATTTTAACTTAGGAGATCAAAATATGGATGAGAAACTACTCAAGGCTCTTAAAGAGCTAATTGGTGCTGGTGATGATTTCACAGCAGAAACTGCATTAAGTCAATTGTCGGCAGGATTTAAGAAATTAACCGATGAAAACAAGACTTTTTCTACTAAGGTAACAGAACATGAAACTACGATTGCTGGTTTGAAGAAAACGACTCCGACCAAAATCGATCCCAATCTTGCGGAACAGATGGGTAAAACTGGTGAAGACAGACTTAACAATCTGGTTGCTGCTGGTAAACTCACTCCTGCGGCGGCAAAATTGGCATGTTCTAAATTCATCGGTGCATCAGGTACTCGTAATCTGATGTCGTTGAGTTATTCCGAGGGTGGTTCTTCTCTCGATCATCTGTGCGAAGTTCTTCAGGCCAATGATCTGGTTGAACTTGGTGAAAAAGTCAAAACGATGAGTTTGAGTCGTGAAACTCCCGGTGGTGACGAAGAAAAAAGTTACGACGATGCTGTTGAAAAGGAAATGATCGAAGAAGCATCCACAGCGTAACAACGAAACTGAAAACATTGTGTACAAAACTAAAATAATAGAATTGTTTAGGAGATAGTAATATGGTTCAGCAAGGTTCATATGGTCTGCCGGGTATAAAAACCGAAAGAACGGCGACCCCAAGACGAGTTTTAAAAACATTAGATCATTCCGTCCTATACCCCGGTGGTGTAGTAATCAATGGTTCTTTGTCACGTGACGCAGGTAATACCGGTGATCTCGATGTGCTAAGAGCAGGAACGATCATGGGTAAAATTACCGCAACCGGTCTTTTTGCTCCATCTATTCTGGGATTAACAACCGCAGAAGCAGCAGCTAGTGCTACCACTTTGTATGTATCAGCCGCAACAGCAGTTGAAATCGTAAGGCGTGTTGGTGCAACTGGTTCATTAACCATAATTAACGGCAAGGACACTGGTGCTAATCCATCGCCTGAAGTTTTGGCTTACTCTGCCGTTAATGTCACGACTGGTGCTATCACAATCGGGGCAATTACCGGCATAACCTTAGTTGGTTCAATAGTTGCTCCGATTGACGGTTCCCAAATCCCACTGTGTATAATTGGTGATGGTTACGGGATTAAGGTTACCGATGCTGACGACACCAGCATCAATGTGCCATTCTCCAACATGCTGATTGGCGGTATTGTGGACGAAAGTCAGATCGTTAATTGGCCGACTCCACCTGAAGTCAAGGAATACTACCGTAATAACTTGGCGAAAGCTGGTGTTGGGTTGTGGATATTCGACGAAATATTCACGGGTACTACGGTTCCTGAAGCACCTACGCCTACTCCGACACCTACGCCTACTCCGACACCTACGCCTACTCCGACACCTACTGCGTAAGGTAGCATAGTTTGAGACAGGTATTCGACATTATTAGTACTGTTCGAGTCCAAGGAAAGCTAAGGGAAACCTGCTCCTTGGCAAGGGAACAGTGGTATGAGGTGGCACGATGTAAAGGTGCTGCACTAAACAAAATTTTATCTTAAGGAGATAAAAATCATGGCCAAGACATTAAGACAGATTCTGGGAGGCAAAAACCTTTCCGGAGTGATACAAGGTATTAAATCAGGAATACCAACGGACGGTATTCCTCAATCATTTTTTCGTCCGACAAGAACTGTAGAGGGTGATCATTGTACTTACCGCAAGGTTGAGGGTACAAGAAAAACTGCACGTTTGGTGCACTACGGGTCACCATCCAAACTACGTAACGTTTCTGGTGTAAGTGAAATTCCGGTGAAATTGCTTCACTCGTTTGAACACATGCACCATGATCCGTCCGTTTTGATGAATTTGACCAATCTGGCAAATGATTCAAGACAAGCACTGGGTCAGGCTGAAATTTCCCGACAGACAAGGGAATTTAAAGATCTTTTCCAAAATTTGCGTAAAGCATCAATCATGTCGGCATTGCTGACCGGCCTTGTTTACTTTGATGGCGAGGGTAATCTTTTACCGTCTTCATCCGGTTCTGTGGTTACGGTTGATTACGGCATTCCAGATGGTAACAAGGATCAATGTGATATGCTTGGTGATGGTGATATCATCGATGCTGTTTGGTCTGCTGCTGGTACGGATATTCATACTCACATCAAGGGTTTGAAAGATGCGGCAGTCAGATTAACTGGTTACCCGATAACCCAAGCATTTTACGGTAAGAACATTCTTGATTACATGTGGAAAAACACAGTACTGAAAGAAATGATCAACCGTAAAAACACACTTCAAGATTCGTTCACAGTGGGCGAAATCTCTGATGGTTTCTTGGGAATTAAGAAATGGATGCCAATTAGCGAGACATTCTACGTTGACGATGATGGTGATTTCCAAGATTTTATCGGTGATGATGATATTGTCTTTACACCTGATCCGTCCCCGGAATGGTGGGAAGTGATTGAGGGTACTTACCCTGTGCCCACAGACATTGGTCAAATTTCTGCTGATGCAATGGCATCAATATCGTCAAATGTAATTGCTAAAAAGGGCATGTTCTCCTATGCTCAAGTATTATCCGATCCCGTGACTGTTAAACAGCTTGCTGGTGATACGTTCTTACCGGTAGTCAAAGTTCCAAACGCAGTTGTTATTGCAACTGTAGCCGGTTTTTAGTATCGGTTTTTGAAAATGATGAGGTGTGACTGATCTGTAATGGGTCAGTCATACTCCCTTTTGTTAATTATCAACTATAGAGGTAACAAACATGGCGATGACTGAAGCTGATGAAAAACTAATTAGATTGATAGTAAAAGATGTTGCAACAGAAGCCGCTGAAAAAGCATTAAAACTTCATATTCAACTGTGTCCATACGGGAAAACAATCGGACGCAGCAAGGCATTTATACTCGGCGGGGCGTTTGCCCTCACGCTGATTGGTATGGGGCTGGGTGCGGCGGCTACGAAATTTGTCGAGATTCTAAAATGAGTGGAAACAAAAACCCGAAATGGCAAAACAAACA